CGGATATTGGGGTTCATGGCAATTTTGTACATTGCGTAGTTAACCGTCATCGTGGTTGATTTAGCATGCTCAGGTGGAACGTTAATCAAAAGCCTACGACGGCTACCTGGCTCATATGTCATGGAAGGGTGTTGCCACGTCGGGTCGTGACCCTCAAGAACGTCAATCCAGTTTTGCTGGTGAGGGAATACCTCGGTGTTCAAGAACTCTCTTGAGAACGTGGCAAAATCAATTTTATGTTTATTCTCGCCTAGTGATGCGGCGATGGCATCGGATCCAAAGCTAGAAGCTTCCTCCACTTGCGCGGCGAATTCCCCATCTAGGAGCCAAGATCTAAGGGAGGTCTTTTTCTTCCCCACGGCAGCAAGGGCGGAATCCATGTCGATCCCTTGCTTAAGAAACGAAATAAACTTTCTTTGATCCTCTATCTGGCGCAATCTGGTGTGATGCAGTTCCCCAGCCTTAGCAGCCATAATAAACCTATTAATCCTATAGTAGTAATACTAGTAGTATTACTAGTAGCGAACCCTCGTAGAAGGGTTCGTAGTAATAGGCAAGCCATAAGGCAAGCTTGCTTTACTTATAACCTCTACTAATACTAACCCTGTTACAGAACACTTGTAACGCTTTGTTACCAAATTGTTATCTAATTATCATAAATTGTTATAAACCAAACAAATAACTAATACTAGGTGCAAACAACTAACTATAAATTATAGCTGACTCTACAGTATTACTTTCCTGACTCCTTAAACACTGGGGGTCAGGGACTGACTGTTTCGCCCTTCGGGCTCAAGCAGAAAGAACAACTGCTGTCTCGCCTTCGGCTCGTAGAAGACCCCCTAGAGGGGTAGTCAGAAGAGGGTATATACATGTCTTTAACTTACGGTTTAGTTTAAAACAAAGACCTAGACTGTTCGGCTTACAGACTGTCTCATACAGACTTGTGCCCTACTGCCCTCAGCAGCAAGCTGCTTCGGGATAAACGCAATGCTGTAATTTTTGAGATAGATGTGCTATCCGAATTAGAAAGGAGTGAGCAATGTTAGCTTACTTTATTGTTTCAGATAAGTTAGGTGTTTCCTCTAAAAGTTACGCCACCGAAGTAGATGCCTTAGAAGCAGGCGTTGCTAGCTTCCGCAAGAACCCCGAGCGAGTTGGCAAGTTCACCATCGAACAGTTAGATACGGATCCGATGTCCGCATACAACCTTGGCTACTGCCAGTGTGACAACCGCGCCTGCGAGTGTGACATAGCCGAAATGCAAGCCGTATACCTAGACGCAATATCTGTATAACAAGCGAACGGAGGATCGGGAGACACCCGATTACGCTTGGGGAGTCGGAGCAACAACGCCTCGACTCCCTCTCCAACCAACCGCTCTAGAAAGGAGCACAGCAATGCATACAGAAATCCAAGGTCCTTACGATGACTACGCCTGTAAGGAATGTACTGCGGATCTACACGAGGATCTGCGCTCAAGCAATATCGAACTACCAGACTTCGACGTACCCTACGTTGAATACCCCTGCCCAACAGTAAAAGGAGAATAACAATGCTACAAACAATTAATGGGTTCGACCTATTCCTCATCTTCACAATCGTGGTGATGTGGTTCAGAATCTGCTACCTCAATGAAGAATGCGAGTCCTACGTAAGACAAATCTTAGAGGTATCTGCAGATAACTGGGAACTCAGCAAACTCAAGTATCCACATCTAGACGAGCCACCCTCAGATGAATACATCTACGGAGATACGTGCAACTACTGCTTAGAGATAAGCGGGTTCGCTTGCACTTGTGTACCATTCTAGACGCTCTAGTGACGACCACCCCGACTTCGCGTGGTGTGGTCGTTGCTATGGATTCTAGATGGATCCAGTCAGTCACAGAACAGGAGAACATAATGACTGATCTAAGTACGTACGGGGACGAAGAGAAACTATCCAGTATTCTCGATGTCCTAAAGCAAGCAGGTCTCTTTGGTGAGATCATCTCAGTCAAGTCGCTAGTAAACGACGATGACTTAGACACAGAAGATGAAGACTGGGTGGACGTACAAACCAAGTACGGACACGACACCGAAGACTATGTGTTTGGTGATCAGTCCGAATCTAGAGCAGGCACTATCTCACTAGAGACAAAGCCAGTATCAGGACACGATTGGGTAGCACCAGTAACCAAGACGGGACGTATGATCTACGTTGCAAAAGGTACTAAGGCTACGTGTGGACGCAGAGAAGCAGACTGCTTCGACATTGAGTGCAAGCACGTACCAATCCTTGAGTTAGAGGAAGAGATACGTCACGAGTTCAAGCAGGACTGGAACTCTATGGCTGACAGACCAACTGAGAATTTCTTTCTCGGACTAGCAGGTCTCAGATACATAGAGATTGACCAGCAATACTTCACTCGTCTCAACACGGTGTGCCGTGAGTGCAATCTCTACACACCATCACAACTTGAACTATGTCAGAACTGCGACAAAGTTTTAGTATCCAAATAAGAATAGGCTTACGCCCCCACTTTGTGGGGGGCGTAAGCCACTCAACAGATAACGAAGGAGCAAGAAATGAACAACGAACTAACAGTTAGTGGCAAGTTGAAGAACATCAAGGAGTTCGATCAGTACGGCTTGATGATTGTAGCACAGTTAACCCAGAAAGTTGGGAGCGAACGAGCAAAGTTCACCATTCCAGTAGCCTGCTTCGATGAAAGCATCGCAAGCACACTACGAGGACTGCGTGAAATGCAAGACGGACTAGGCTTCACACCAGTAGTGAATATCGTAGGTGAATTAGACACCAAGTTCGATGTTCGTCAAGGCGTTGAGTTGAGTGACCGTAAGCCACCATTGACTCGTGTGCTTATCAAGTCCGTAGAACTAGCGGAAGTCTAGATGAACCGAGAGAGGTGTGGGGCATACGCCCTGCACCTCTCTCTCTTTCCGAAAGGGTAGATTCCAAGGTGTTTACTAAGTCCGTAGACAACAATGCTATTACTAAGTGCGATCATATCTATAGCCCTGAATGTAGTAGCTGTAGAGAAGACAACACATATAGATGGATTAGTTGTACAAGATATAAGAAAGACTGTCCAGATTTTGCATGTATTACATGTGGAGAAATAGAAACAACAACCGAAAGGAAATACAATGGGTAAGGTAAAAGAGATAGAGCTAGACGAACTAACAGAAGAACATTTAAAAACTGTTCAAGATGTGTACAAAATATTAGCATTCTTGCTAGATGAAGATGCTAACTATGAAGCATTAACAACCGAAGAACTAGAACTAATTCACATAGCTAGTAGCAACATCAAGATTCGTGATGGTGTATTGAAATACTTTAGTGATGCACCATTAGATATCCGAGTAGACCTAATGAAATCACTGACAATTATTACTCAGATAATGGTTGATAGAACAGATGATAGTGATGATAGTTGCTGTTTAAATCCAGAAGCAATTGGTTACACAACCATGCTACTAGCAGCATTCATGCTATGCCATGCAGGTATCAAGCAAGATGCTGATGAAGATCGTAATGTTAGTACTGAATTAAAGATGGTTGATAAGTTACTAGAACAATCACATGAACTAGGTTGCAAAGCTAGTCTACTAATGCTACTTCGGTTAGCACGCAAACATGAAGTACCACCAAGGATCTTCTATGATTCATTAGCAGCAGTATCATTCCACAAAGTAACAGATCCAACAGGACATGAGAATGATTAAGTCTGAAGCTGTATGCAATAGATGCAATACAATTGTTGAGTTTCACCATGTGACAGAAGGCTATTGGGCTTACTGTCCACATCACGATGAAGATCTATTCAAATTCGAGTGCAGATTGGTAGTATGGAATGATTAAAACAAGTAGCGGTACTGTGTATTGGACACAGCAAGAACTAAACAACAAGATCAATGAAGTCATGGAAGATGGCTATAAAATTACTAACTCTATTCACGACAAAGCAAGAGATAAAGATTGGTGTGAGGAGTACGATGAGTGGGCAGATGAACTAAATAAAGATCTTAAGTTCTTTGAAATACCACTTATGCGTACAGAATGGGCAGTTACGTACACAATTACACGTACTCAATCAGCAAGAGTAACAGTACAAGTGACAGCACGTGACGATGATGACGCAGAAAATCAAGCTAATGATATCTATAGTGAATCTGACTTAGCAGAAAAAGTAGATGAAGATGATTGGGACACACAAGACATAGACATAGATAGCATAGAAGCACAGGAGATCTAATGGGAATCAAAGAAGAACCGTGGTTTGAACACCCGTTTGATTGGTACGAGAAAGAAAACTATCCAGAAATTGTAGGCATACAAATAACAGAAGGTGTCGCACTGGATTTTCTTCAAGCACTATATCAAATATACAAACTACTAGAACGTAACGACAACAAGAAAGCAATGGCAGATGCAGAAGAACTAGCAGTACTGCTATTAGCTAGTGCATTTAATTATGCAGAAGAAGCAATGGACGAACTAGTTATCAAAGAAGTAGGAAGTATGGACATAGACGCTGCATTTGCAGAGATGGTAGAGGAACAGAATGGCTAATCAAAATCCATTTAGTATTATAGGTACGCACTGTGAGTACGAAGTTAGCACAGCACATGACCTAATGGAACAAGCAAAGCTTAATTGGAATGTAACATTAGAATCTATTTACATTAATCCATACGAGCAAATCGAAGTACCTGATAGATATGCAACAGTCAAGTGGTTAGCAGGAGAAGCAAACCCATTGGCAGTAGTAGGTTCACGATACAAAGTAATGCAGAACAGTGAGATCTTCTCATGCCTTGATGACATCGTTAGCAATAGCGATGCACGTTACGGTGCAGCAGGAGAACTTAAAGGTGGCAATGTAGTATGGGCAACCATCGAACTACCAGCTAATATCAAAGTTGGAGATGACCCACATAATGCATATGTAATTGCACGTACATCACATGATGGTAGTACACCATTCCAGATGACACCAGTTATCAACCGATTGAACTGTACTAATCAGATCAATGCAGCCATGATGAGTGGTAAGAAGAAAGGCATTTACTACCGTGTTAAGCACAGTCCTAACAGTAGTATAAATGTAAATGAAATCAGAGAAGCATTCAAGATTATGAATGAAGATATTCAGAAGTATGCAACAGTATCTTCATACCTACGTTCAATTGAATTTAGTAATGAAGAGTTCAAGAACTTTATCAAACGAGTGTATTCATTACCAAGCAAGATAGAGTTTTCACCTTATGACATGCTCAGTCCAGGTGAACGTACAGCTAAGACAAGAGCAGACCATAGCAGAGGTGTTGCATGGAACGTATGGATTGGTGAGACGGACACGCAACACAACATCAAGAACACTAAGTTCGCTGCATTCCAATCAATCGTGGAAGCAACCGATCACTTCTCTAAGAACTACAAGAAGCAAGCAAGCAAGATGATCCTCGGCACGGACATACCAATTAAGTCACGTGCATTACAACTGTTAGGAGTTAACAATGGGTCTTGATATGTACCTATCAGTAAGAGAAAGAATAAGTAACTGGAACTTTGATGTAGAAGCTAAAGGTAACAACGATAGATTTACAGCAATCGTTGCTGCTAGTGGTATAACAGTTAAAGAATCTTATCCAGTAGTAGAAATAAAAAATACAGAAATCTATTGGCGTAAAGCTAATCAGATTCATGGATGGTTCATCGAACATTGCGGTGGTGGTGAAGACGAAGGACAGTACATGCCAGTATCACGTGATGATTTAGTTAAGTTACATGATACATGCACGATGCTACTTGATAGCAAATCAAGAGCATTAGCCAATGAAATGTTACCACCAACACCAGGATTCTTCTTTGGAACATACGAGATTGACGACTGGTATTGGAAAGATCTTGAGCATACTCATAAAGAAATAGGTGAGTTACTTGATAGAGTTACAGATGAAAACAAATGGAACTTTGAGATTGAGTACTACGCATCATGGTAGAAGATAACCCTATTGAAATTGTAGGATATAGAACTGAACAGCTACCAGAAGATCACTTTGCTATTGATGGATACAAAGCTGAGGTATTACTAAGTGAGGATACATTAGTTTATTTACAAAAGATTAATGAAGTAGTAATGGAAGGGGAAGCTATGTGGTTTAAGAGTTTAGTTACATGTAGATATGACCCATACACAGGAGATGAATTCTAATGAAATGTTGCAAGCTAAACATAGAAGAACTATACAAGCAGGAAGACGAAGATGTCTGCGAGTCGTGCTACGATCGCATCGAAGGACACATAGAAGACCTTATGTTAATTCAAGCTAAGGAAGATTTCTATGAGAGGAATAGAAAATATGATACGAATTAATGGATACGAACTACCAGCACATGTATCTTATTCAGCACTAACAACATATCTTGACTGCGGTTGGAAGTATTATCTTACACGAGTAGAAAAGTTACCCGAGACACCAGCATGGTATTTCTGTGGAGGTAGTGCGGTACACACAGCAACCGAGATGTACGATAAAGAACTATTTGAAACAGAAGGTAGATAATGAATAAGTATTGGGAAGAAGCATGGATTAACCAACAGTTCGAGCAGTATACAAAAACAGGTATTGATCAAGCAGAATGGAAAGCATCTGGTCGTGCAACTAAAGCTAATCCCAATAAAGAAGATGGAGTTTGGTGGGCAGTTGAAGGCGAGAAGATGGTTGACTCATGGATTCAGTGGCGTAGCGGTGAGCATCCACTAACTATCTGGGAAGTACAACCTGGCAAGCCAGCCATTGAACTAGGACTTACACCTATCTGGAATGACATACCAGTACAGATGCACATTGATAGAGTTATGGTTAATCCTGATGGTGAACTAATAGTATTAGACATCAAGACTGGTGTACGTACGCCATCATCAGACTTACAATTAGCATTCTATGCAGCAGGTATGGAAGATATCTTAGGTATCCGTCCACGTTATGGTGCGTACTGGATGGCTAGGACTGGACAAACCAGTGAGTTAATTGACCTAGACTATTTCAGTAAAGATAGTATCATTGAAATGGTTACCAAGTTTGATCAAGCTCGTAAGGCAGAGTTGTTCATACCAAATCTAAGCCACTGTATAATGTGTGGAGTAAAAGATCAATGCAAGTACAAAAGAAAAGGATAACAAGTGTTCGTATCTAAGAAAAAATGGAATCAATTAGTACTAGACATGTTTAAGTTACAAGAAACTGTGTTCGCAATGAAACTTGCTCTTAGCTATCATAAAAGATTACATGATGCAGACGAAAAAACAACAACAAAGAAAGTAGAAAAAAATGGAAAGTAACTACGTAGTTAACGTAAAGACAAAGGTAGGTACAATCATCACCGTTCGTGGTAATGATTCTACTGAGTTTGAAAGCAATATCAATGCTCTAGTAAGTAATGGAGTTAATAACAGTATAGCTGCAATGGAAGAATTGTTTCTCGGAGTGCAACCCAGTAACTCAGGAATCAATACAGTGGTTAATGCGCTAGGTGGAACAGTAATTAGTGAGACACCTATCCCAGTAGCATCAGGATTTGCACCAATTGTACCGCCAACACACGCGGGTGGAGTCACAGCAGGCACAGCCAGCAGGGCTTGTATCCACGGCAACATGACTAAGCGTGAAGGTGAAGGACCATATGGTCACTACAAAGCCTTTATGTGTCCAACAGAAAAAGGTACAGTCGGTCAGTGCAAGGCTATTTACTTAAAGCCTAACGACCCAGACTACGCTATTTTCTAGTCACATAGGTTTGAGTGGGCAGTGTAGTTGGGGAAGGCTACCTGTCCACTCAATTAATTGGGAGATAAATGAAAACATTAAGTAGAGCAGTAGGTCGTCCTGACATTGGTGGTGAGCCAATGCCTACAGTATTCAGGACATTCGAGACAAACCAAATCGTATTGCGTAGAGCAGAAGTAAGTATGATTGCTGGCACTCCAGGTGCTGGTAAATCTACGCTTGCACTAGCTCTAGCCTTACGTATGCAAGCACCAACACTATACCTATCAGCAGATACTAATGCTCATACTATGGCTATGCGTTTGTATTCAATGATCACAGGAGTAAGTCAAAGTGAAGCAGAAAAAATCATATCGGAAGACCCAGACAATTCTAGGAATAATCTTGCTCTTGCCAGTCATATTTATTGGGGTTTTGATAGTTCTCCTAGTCTTAGTGATATCGATGATGAGGTTACCGCAATTGAAGAACTACTTGGAGAACCACCAGCCCTGATAGTTATAGATAACTTAATGGATATTAGTATGGACGGCGGAGAAGAATTTGGTAACATGCGTAGTGCACTTAAAGAACTTAAGTACTTAGCAAGAGATACCAACGCCGCTATCTTAGTGTTACACCATACACAAGAAGGTTATGTCGGAGACCCATGCCAACCAAGATCATCCTTACAAGGCAAAGTAGCACAGTTACCTGCGCTTATCCTTACCGTTGGACAGAGTGGTAATGGACTACTAGGTGTGGCTGCAGTAAAGAATAGATACGGTAGAGCAGACCAATCAGGTAAGACACCAGTATGGTTACAGTTCAATCCAGAGTACATGTTCATAGCAGACCTAGAGGAAGCACGATGATGGACACTATTGATGTAACAATAACTATATTAACAACAGCATTAGTTATATTTCTAATATGGATGCAGAGATGAGTAAGTCTAAACAAAAAGGAACTGCTGCAGAAACATCAGTAGTTAACTGGTTACTAAGTAAAGGACGTAAACAAGTTGAACGACGATCACTCAATGGTAGTAACGATAGGGGCGACATTGCTGGCATTCCTACTGTTGTTATTGAAGTCAAGAATTGTGTAAAAGTAGAACTATCAGCATGGTTAAAAGAACTAGAAGCTGAAATGATTAATGATAAAGCTGACACAGGTGTAGTGATTCATAAGAAAAAAGGAACTCAAGATGTTGGACTATGGTATGCAACCATGCCAGTAAACATGTGGTTCAAACTACTAGAAGAAGCAGGATATTAAAATGAAAGTAAGAATATTTAAGAAAAAAATACGAGTTGATATTGGAAAGTTTGATGCTCGTATTGAACTAAATCCATATGAAATATCAATTGGAATTAATTATGGATATCAACGTTATGATTCAGTATGGTTTGGAATTAAACTTCCATTTTTATTATTAGAATTTGCTTTTGATTTCTTTGATTATGATGATATGTATTGTGAAGATTGTCAATGCTTTGAAGAAAAAGGATAATAATGGACATACCACCTATTACTGCAATCATAGAACACTATGGTGGCAGATTACGTAGGGACTATGGCAGTTGGCAAAAGATTAAATGTCCATTCCATGACGATAGCCACGCATCAGCAGGAGTATCAGTTACAGATAACATCTTTGTATGTCATGGCTGTGGAGTGAAAGGAAATCCATTCAACGTAATTAAAATACACGAAGGAGTAAAATACGGTGAAGCTATCAAGATCGCAGAAGGTATTACTGGAGAAAGCTACAAGTCACTACGAGGAATACCTACCCTTGGCAGAAGACTATCTAGTCAGACGAGGGATAAGCCTAGAGACGGCTCAAGAGATACGATTAGGAGTCGTCGTTGATCCACTAGCAGGACAAGAATCATTTATAAATAGATTAGCTATACCTTATATAACACCAACAGGTGTTGTAGACATTAGGTTTAGATCAATGGGATTAGAAGAACCTAAATACATGGGTATGCCTGGTACTTCTACTAGGCTTTACAATGTAAATGCTCTGCATACAGCAGGGAATTTTATAGCAGTATGTGAAGGAGAAATAGATGCAATCACTCTTAGTTATTCTTGTCGCATTCCTGCTGTGGGTGTGCCTGGAGCTAATGCTTGGAAACGGCACTACGGAAGGTTACTTGCAGACTTTGAAACTATCTATGTTTTTGCTGACGGTGATCAGCCTGGCTCTGATTTTGCAAAGAGTTTAAGTAAAGAATTTAGCAGTGTAATTATTATGCAAATGCCAGACAATGAGGATGTTAACTCAATGTTCTTACGTAATGGATCTGCATACTTCACAGAAAAGATATCAGCATGACAACTAAAAAAGACTTAAAAGAACTAGAAGCACACGAAAAGAAACTAGAGGAGTACAACAGTGCAAGACTTCACCGAACAGGAAATAAACCACATCTTCCTAACCCTGACAGAAATGGGTTTGCTAGTTGTGGATGTGAAATATGCGAACGGACTTACTTTAACATTAAAAAGACCAACGCTAAAATAACACCACCATCACCACTGCAATTTGCTGCAGAACTTATAGCACAGAAAGCTGTGAATTTACTAGTACAAAAGCACGAAGACTATGGACCAGCTAACATCTCTGATGCTCCAGGTGGACCATTGAACGGACTAAGTGTAAGACTGCACGACAAGGTAGCAAGATTAAATAATCTATTATCTAATCACAAGAAACCAAAAAACGAGACTATCGAAGATACATTCATTGACATACTCAATTATGCCATCATTGCTTTATTAGTAATTGATGGCAAGTGGGATACTACTAAGTAGGTAAATATGAAAACAGTTATAGTGATACCTGATATGCAAATACCTTACCATGATCCTCGTGCTGTACGTGCAGTACAAAACTTTGTAGGTGACTACCAACCAGATGAACTCTACTGTGTTGGTGACGAAGCAGATAGTCCTGAGCCATCTCGATGGAACAAAGGTTTAGTTGGAGAGTTTGAAGGAACTTTACAAGCAGGGCTAGATCGTACTGCTGCTATTATGAAAGAGTTTAAAAATAAACTAGGTGATAAACCTTTCCATACAATGAGGAGTAACCACGGTGACAGAGTTGAGAACTACGTTAACCGATATGCACCAGCCCTTTCAAGTCTGCGGGAATTGGAATACTCCAAACTTCTACATTACAGCGAGAACGAAATTACCTATCACGATACGCTCTGGGAGTTTACGCCAGGATGGGTACTGGCACATGGAGATGAAGGTACTATCTCAAGGCAAGCTGGTGGGACTGCTCTGGCTTTGGCTCGCAAGATTGGGTCTTCGGTCGTCTGTGGGCATACACATCGTGCGGGAGTCCAGCATGAGCACCAAGGCTACAACGGCAAGATTTACAATCGTCTCTACGGAGTTGAAGTCGGACACCTTATGGATCTTAGCCAAGCGAACTATCTAAATACAGGCAGTGCTAACTGGCAACAAGCATTTACTATTTTATTTATACGTAGAGGTAATGTAACTCCTGTTGTTGTCCCTATCAATGGACGATCTTTTGTAGTTGAAGGTAAAACATATGAGTTCTAATGGAGTTGTCTATGAAATGTATAGCGCAATGGTTAAGCAGATTGGTTCAGAGTTTAAACGTAAATACCAAATGGTTGAACGTGCAGACATTGAACAAGAACTATGGCTATGGTTCGCTGAGCATCCTAACAAGATAGAAGAATGGCTAGCATTACCTGATCAGAAAGATAGAGATAAACTATTTGCTAGATCACTACGTAATTCTGCCCTTGACTATTGCATCAAAGAGAAAGCACATGTAGCTGGTTACAGTACAGAAGATAACTTCTGGTACAACAAACAGTTCATTAAGCTTATGATCCCTGCTGTCCTTAGTGATGATTGGACTAAGCTTAATAACACACTAAGCAATATGGGTAGAGGTAGTCAGGTACTAGCAGAGTCAGGTAACTTCATGGCTTTTAGTTCTGACATCAAGGTTGCCTTTGATAAATTAAATGAAAGAGAAAGATCATTAGTAAAGCTATTCTATGGTGAACAAGTAGACGGAGCAGAGCTACATGAAAGAATAGATAGCAGTAAGTCCCAGAAAGCAGTAATGATGGAAGCCAACAGAGCAGTCAACAAGATGGTCAGAATACTAGGTGGAAATCCACCAGTAAAAGATGAAGACTACCTCAGTAATACATAAAAAATAAGCCCCTCTAAGGTGGTAGGTACTAAGTTCATACCTGACTACCCTAGAGGGGATTAAATGGCTCTACGTGGCTGTGAGAGCCTTAGTTTGCTAAGACTTCCTTTGGATCTAGGTCTTTGCTTGTGCTCCAGCGAGGTCCGTCTCTGAGTTCTACGTGGAGATGGGGACCAGAACTATTGCCTGTATTACCAGATTCTCCAATGTGCTGTCCTTTAGAAACTTCATCTCCTGGCTTGACCAGTGACTTACTTAGGTGAGCATAAATAAAGAATGTTCCATCACCCAAGTCTTGTACGATCTGAGTTCCGTATGCTTTGCCCCAGTTAGCGTTAGCAACTTTGCCATCAGCAACTGCAAGTACATCGGTACCTGTTGGAACTGCAAAATCAACTCCCGTGTGGTAACCTTTTGACCACATTTTTCCAGCCCGTTTGTAGGCGCAAGTTATCTTTCCATCTTTAATTGGTAGTCCCATCAGTCTTTATCCTCTTCTCTTAGTGGTATTGTTATAAGCCACACGATAAGACCAAGTGCAATGACCAGTCCTGTGACTTTTTTTGCACTGCCTTCTAAAGTAAAGTAAGCAATAGCAAGACCACAGAAAGTGTAAGTTTCTGCAGTAATATTCTTTAAGTATTTCTTTAGCCAGCTCATCACTTGACTCTCCTAATTTGTGCT